AGATTGACACTTTCCCCAAAGGTATTGAATAATGGAAGGATTTAACGCACCAGGATCCAATAAATCTTGGATGGATGAGGGTTTCAAGAAATTTATAGTTGAGCAGCAACTAGGTAATGTTGTAAATATATTAGATGCTGATATCAAACGGTGTCGTGTTTATAACAGCGACAATCGAGATGAAGTATACAATCAAATCACTATTACTTACAAAGAACAATGATGCAAGCAGTAATCTATTCAAACGGAAGTCAAGAGTGTGAGCGCATGTCATCACTACTCTCATCATTAGGTGGTGAATTTTTAGAATATCGACTAAATCATCATTTCACTCAACGATCATTTGAAAATGAGTTTGGTGCAAACGCAACATATCCCCAAGTCTCGATCGGTGTCAGGCATCTTGGGGATATGAAGGAAACCCTACATTGGTTGAGTGATAACGGTCTACTTAGTACCCACCACTAGATCCACTAGATCCCGAAGAGGAACTAGAACTAGAAGAGGAACTACTGCTACTACCAGTATTACTATTAGTTGTACTGCTAGCATCTGTGGTTCCAGCAATAACACCAGAAGAGTTAACTACTGTTGATGATGTTCCAGAACCTGATGTAGAAGACAAAATTGAAGCACCAGCAGCATTAACAGTTGTAGTGATTTCTCTCAAACCAAGTTCCTGCTGACCAGCAAAAGTGACAGATGGTGTAATACCATATTCTGTGGAATACACTCCTTTCTTGGTAATGAATATCTCTTCAACAGCATTTACTGTCATCTTAATATTATCACCATCACCAACTTCTTCATTAGGTGCATATTCGAGAAGACTTTCAAATTCATCAACAAATTGTTCTATGTAAGACTCTCGTAAAGTCCAAATATTAGTTTTCTCTTCATTTAATGCCCTTTCGTGTTCCCAGTTAGATACTGGATATACGATGGGGTTTACTAATGATCCATTTGATCGTGTATATCTAAAAGTGCTATTAACGATAGTTCCTTCACTTAGAAGAATAGTACCATCATCAGATTTTACTTCAAAGGTCTCATGGTGATGAATTTGACTATGACTATTAACACCTTTATATCTAGATTCAACGTATTTGTACAGTTCTTGCTCATCCATAGGCCATTCATTATAAACATTGATTGATGATATTGTTGCAAAGTAATATCACCCAGTCTAGTTCTGGGTCTCCATAGAGATCATTTGCAACTTGATCAGGTCTTTGATTATTGGTAATCGAATACTGTTCAAATCCTAAAATATCGTCTTGAATTAAATCACGAATTTTAATTTTTCGGAAGATATTTTTAGCAACAACAAAAGGTTCAACGTTATTACGCCTAAATGGCGATACACGTACTTTTACGTTTGGGATTAATTCAAAATAGTGTGGCATTACTGTCCTTTGTCGTTTTTGTACATTTCACGAGTAATGAATGCAGTCTCATCAAATGTGAGAGTCATTTTATAAGAAGCAGGTCCAAAGTCTGTACCATCATCAGCAAGTCCTCTAATAGAACTATGTTGACCTGATGGGGTCATATTTACTTGCATATTAGTCAATACAAGATTCACAGGATATGTGAGTAGTGTTGACATCATTTCTGGTTTACTGATAGATCCAGCACCCTTTGCAGTTTCACTTCTTCCCGTAGGACTATATCGAATGAGTTCAATTTTGAAGAAACGAGGTACAGTTAACCATCGAGCATTACTTCCACTAGTGCCAGGAAGCATCGCGTCTCTGAGTACATGAACAATCTTCTGAATGTTCTCTGCTTCTCTGGCATTACGTGGTGCCATATCAAAAGTAAAGTTGTGAGACCGATAATTCACACCTTGGAATACAGTTTCTTGATATGGGTTGAATACTTTACCCTTTGCTAATGCTGCCATCTGATTTTTATTCAGACTGCCATCAGTGCCAGCAAAACTATTCAAACCATTAAAAATGCCAGAGACTGCGCTAAATGCAATCTCTGGTTTTGCTGCTGTTGCTCCCTGCTGGATTGCCTGAGTCACTGCGTTCATGTTGTCCCCATTCTGCGACATCGCTTGGACAACAGCATCACCAAATGGTCCTAGGGTTGCTTTATCGTATGTGGTACTAAATGTTTCAGTAAGATCATGTGGTAGATACATGTACACAGATTTCATGATCTGGTCAGCACCACCCTTACCCTTACCCTTTCCAGTGTAAGTGTATTGATTATTCTTTTCAGAATCATAGATCATGAATTTTAAATAATCTATACTCCGAGTTGGTGCTGTACTCTTACGTGATATAGCACCATCGCCACTTCCTTTGGGACCACGAGGTAATTCTAATGGATAAATAAGTCTAGCACCATTAGTACCAATCTTGCCAGAACCCGATGATTTTTGGGAGTTAACAGGTCGGTTCTTATTTGTCTTATTTTTTGTTGGCATGAGTTATTCAGGAAAGTTTAGACCGTCAAACACTCATAAGTATAAAGGTGATCCCACAAATATTATTTATAGAAGTTTATGGGAAAGAAAGTTCATGATGTGGTGTGATAAAAATGAGAATGTTCTTGAATGGGGTAGTGAAGAGATCATCATTCCATATATCAGTCCTGTTGATAACCGTCCCCATCGTTATTTTCCAGACTTTTATGTCCGAGCACGAACTAAAACTGGGAAGACTGCGAAGTACATCATTGAAGTTAAACCCGCAGCACAAACTGTACCGCCGAAAAAGCAGAAACGAATTACCAAACGTTATTTAAGTGAAGTGAAGACGTATGCTGTAAATGATGCTAAATGGAAAGCAGCAACTGAGTATTGTCTTGACAGAAGAATGAACTTTATGATACTGACCGAAAAAGAATTAAAGGTATGAGTATCTTCAACGATGTTAAAGATCTTGCTGCTGGCAGCAAGAAATCCAAGGATTGGTATCGATCTCAGTTCATGTATGGACTTGAAGATTCCAGAGGATTTAATGTAGGTGATGTTATATTTTTCTCATACACTGCTCAAACTGAGGGATTGCAGTATTATGATAGATATCCCATGGTTTTGATTACTGATATAGATCTACCCAAGAAACAATTTTCTGGTGGTAACTTACATTATCTACGACCATCTACGAGAACAAGTATTGCTAGATCATGGGGTGGGGGTTCCCTCGCTTATCCTATGCGTTGCCATCATAAATACTTTATGTCAAACGCAGGTAACATAAAAAGTGTACCTTCTGTGGATCTTAGGGAAATGAAAGTACCATTACCATTAGAACAGTTTACGATGGATGTAGTGGGACGCTGGATTGACGTACCTAGTAGTATCATTTGGAGTAGACAGTGAATTACAGTCCTAACAGATTTGACGCTTTTAGAGATCTAGTGGCAACTGGTGCAATGGCACCTGCTACTAGTAATCTATTTCAGATAGTAATTCCTCTTCCAGTAGTATTCAACCCTACTATTTTGAACGGTACTACAAGTACAACTGTTCAAAATAGAGCAAGAGAAACTCTTAGAAATATTAATTATTATGCATCTAGCGTAACAGCACCCAGTAGAGCAATCACAACTGGTGAAGTTAATAACTACGGTATGATACGACGATTTGTGACAGGGCAGACTAATTCTGAGATTACAGTTTCATTCTTAGTCACAAAAGATATGCAGCATAGGCAATGTTCTTTGAGCAATGGATGAATGCTGCTGCTTCTGACAATGACAATACTGTATCATTTTATGATAACTATGTTACTGATATGTCTATTATCAAGTGGGAACATGGTGCAAACTTTAAATTAAAACCTAAGGGATATCCAAGATCAGCAGGTAAGCACCCTTCGCAAGCAACAGCAGTGTGGAAGATGTATGGTGCATTCCCTACTAACATCAGCACAATAAATTTTGATAATGAACAGACCAGTCTCATGCAGATGGATATTCAGTTCTATTTTGAGAGGTATCGTTTCGATCAGGTGTCACCAGCAACATTAAGATCTAATGGTAGAAGCAAAAAGAAAGTCATTAATTATGAAGATGTTGTTAACAAAGTCTCTGGTTCGGGTAATCCAGATGTCCAGAGGTTTAGTATCGGGTAACCTGTATAAATAATTTTATCGTGATTTGATACTATGCCACTTCCTACTCTTGTTATCCCTGATTATGAGTGCAAAATGCCAATCAGTGGTCAAAAGGTCACATATAGACCTTTCCTTGTAAAAGAGGAAAAACTACTCTATCTCGCCATGGAGACCCAAAACGAGAAAGAAATGTTCAAAGCAGTCAAGACTATCTTGAAGGCTTGTACTAACCTTAGAACAGTTGACAACCTTGCTACATTTGAGATTGAGTTTCTATTCTTGAAGATTAGATCCAAGGCAGTTGGTGATGTCAGTGAGTTTAAGGTTACCTGTCAAGATGATGGTGAAACTCAGGTTGATGTTTCTATTAACTTGGAAGAAGTTGAAGTAGTCGTTCCAAAGGAACATAAAAAGATTATTAAACTTAATGAAACTGTCAAAGTGGAAATGAAATATCCCGCTTTGGAATCATTCGTTGATCGTAACATGAAAGACGAACCTGATATTGATGATGTGTTTGATCTTGCTGCAAGTTGCATCAAGAAAGTATATGAAGGTGAAGAAACCTTTGATTCATTCACTAAACAGGAAGCAAAAGATTTCCTTGGTCAGATGAACAATGAACAGTTTGGATTGATTCAAACATTCTTCGACACCATGCCTAAACTTGTATATGAATTTGATGTTGAGAATCCCAATACTAAGGTAGTGAATACAGTTACGCTTGAAGGACTAGCATCTTTTTTCGCATAGCCCTGATGCATAATAGTCTTGAAAATTATTACAAGACTAATTTCGCCTTAATGCATCATCATAAGTATTCCCTCTCTGAGTTGGAAACCATGATACCTTGGGAACGAGAAGTTTATACTAATCTTCTTCTGGCATATTTACAAGAAGAAGAACGAGAACGGTCTAAACAAAAGTCTGGTAACAGTTATCTCTAATGGCAGCAACTCTTAGAAAATATATTACCATCAGTCCTTCCGCTGATGTTAGTTCTGACGGTTTGGGCAAGGCATTCAAGAAAATGACCATTGCTCATAATCGTATGGGTGGTGCTGTAACAAATATTGGAGTTCAGTTAACTGAATTCAAAGAATTAGTTAGTATGTATCAAGAATCCACAGTTGGATTCTTAGAGCAAGAGAAAGATATATCTGAGAAAGAATCTGAGCATAGAAAAGAAATAATTAAAGCAAAGTCTAGTTTACTTAATAGAAAGAAAGGATTACAACAAGACAAGTTAGCAGAGGAAAAGCAAGAATCTCTGAATGAAAAAGGTGAAGAGAAGTTAGGGGAAGAAGAAGGAAAGAAAGAGAAGAAGTCTAGGTTTGGGTGGTTGAAGGGACTACTAAAACCAATGACATTACTCATTGGTGGTTTAGTTAAGTTAGTTGCTATACCCGTCCTAATGGGTGTGATGGATTGGTTAGGTGATCCAGAAAATACCGAGAAGATAAAGAAGGTATTAGGATTCTTTGCGGGTGTTTGGAAACTTGCCAGTATGTTCACCCGTTGGGGTGTTGGTTCAGTTCTGGATGGTATAACTGACGTATTTGGACATGACCCTGATAAGGGTATGATCGGGAATGGTCTCGACAAGATGTTTGGCGTCCTTAAAATCTTAGCAGGATTCGCTGCGATCCATATTGGATCACGCATCCTAATGCCATGGAAGTTGCTAGGTGATGCCAAATTTATGTTCGGTCTCGGCAAAGCGGTAGACGCTGCTGATAAGGCTGGATGTGGACCGAACGCAAAGAAACCAAAAGGTANGAGAGTTGGTAGAGACGGCAGAACNNCAANGCAACGTCTCAAAGATATAAAGAGAGCGAAGAGAATTAGGAGAATCAAGGCTCTTCGTAGTCAGATTACTAAAAAGTTTNCAGCAGCAGCGACTGGTATCAATGGTTTATTCAAGAAACCACCAACACCTGCTGTAACTCCAACACCTAAAACACCATTTCAACTTGAACAGGCACGTAAGCAGGCAACCAAGCAAGCGATGGGTCTTGGTGATGAGGTCGCAGAAGCAGCAGCAACCAATAAGGGTGTCTTAGGTACTCTCAGAAACCTTTGGAGTGGTGCTGTCGATCTTGGTGGTGCTGCCAAGACACAACTCAAAAAGGGTGGCAGTTATGCATTAAAGCAGGTAGGTAGACTTAACAATTGGTTTGGTGCTCGTGGTGCTGCCATGATTGATGGTGTCAAGGGCATGGGTCAAGGCATCTGGGACTTTGGTAAGAGAGTGGGGAAAGGTCTTGGTGATGTTGTCGAAATGGCAAAGAATCCTAAGGCACTTGCTTCAAGGGTAACTACAAAAGTCAAAGACTTCATCAAACCT